CGCCGCACAGTTCGTGCAGCAGATGACTCAACATCAACAAACACAGGCTTGACACTACCTCAGCACCTCAACACATTTATCACAGACACCTTCTCAGGTCGTCCAGCATTTGAAGCTGCAACACGCTCTGCTCTAACTGAGTCAGGCATGAGCTTCACAGTTCCACGCCTTTACACAAATGCTGGAACACCAGATGTAGCACCAACAGTTGCAGACACTAACGAAGGTGCTGCACCATCTGAGACAGGCATGACATCTGCATACGACACAGTAGATGTAAATAAGTTCTCAGGTTTACAACGAGTCTCATTTGAGCTCATCGACCGATCTAGCCCGAGCTTCATGGAATTGATGATGGCGGAACTTCGCAAGGCGTACGAGAAGGCTACAGATGCAGCACTTCTATCTGCTTTCATTTCATCAGGTACAACAGCAGCGACAACAGCAGCAACAGCAGCTGGACTTCAGAGCTTCATCTCTGTAGAAGGCGCAGCAGCATACAAGGGAACTGGCGGAGACTTCGCTAACAAGCTTGTTGCTTCAACAGATCAGTGGGCAGCGATCACAGGATACGCTGACACAACAGGTCGCCCACTTTACTCAGCACAAGGACCAACACAGAATGCAGCGGGAGCATCACGCTCAACAGCAGTCGTTGGAAATGTCCTTGGAACTGACTTGATCGTAGATCACAACATCGCAGCTTCAGGCATTGTTGACAACTCAGCATTCCTAGTTGCTCCATCTTCAGTCTATGTCTGGGAATCACCACAGACACAGCTTCGCGTCAATGTCTTGACATCAGGCGAGATCGAGATCAACCTTTACGGATACCTAGCAATCTACCTTGCTAAGTCAGGTAAGGGTGTTCGTAAGTTCAACCTAACTTAATAAAAACAGGTAACTAAGTACGCTCTGAGGGGTAGTAGCCCTCTACCCCTCAGAGTCTTTAGAAAGGAATCGGGATGAGTCTTACAACAGTCGCAGAACTCCGCTCAACACTCGGAGTCGGTACTTTGTATCCCGATGCAACCTTGCAGGAAGTCTGTGATGCTTCAGATGCAGTTCTACTGCCTATGCTCTGGACTAATGTCGTGTACAACATTGCACATAGCAACACAGCACATACAGGCACACTTTACTTTCAAGACAAAGTAGAGAAAGTCTTTTATGTGGGTCAGACAGTGGTTATCACTGGCAATGGCTCACATCACAATGGATCAAAGACTCTCACTGGAGTAGGCGATTACTCAATCACTTACGCGATCACAGGCAACAACAACACTCCAGCAGTAGAGCATCCAGTTCAACCTTTTGGCACAGTAACAGCAGACACTTATGTGGACTGGTCTGCCGATGCAGCAATTCAGAACGCAGCTTTGATGATCGCTGTTGAAATCTGGCAAGCTAGAACCGCTACCCTTTCAGGTTCTAACGCTGTTGATTTCCAGCCCTCACCTTACCGAATGAGCGCACAGCTTCTCGCTAAGGTCAGAGGATTGATTGCACATGCGCTCGCACCTACATCAATGGTGGGGTAATGACCGCACCTATAACCACTCTTCGCACGACACTTGCCACAGCACTTGTGGACAATTCCAAGTGGCAGACTTTTGCATTTCCACCTGCAACAGTCCTTGCTAACTCTGTGATCGTGTCTCCAGATGATCCTTATCTGACACCAACTAACAACGGTCAGATTTCTGTAAATCCTTTAGCTAACTTTAAGATCGTGATGACTGTTCCACTCTTTGACAATGAGGGAAACCTTAACGGTATTGAAGATACTGTCGTTGGCGTGTTCGCTAAGTTGGCTGCATCATCTTTGGTCTATAATGTAAGCGCAATCAGCGCACCTAGTATTCTCAACGCTGCTTCGGGTGACCTACTCAGCTGTGAGATGTCAGTCAGTATCCTAACGAGTTGGAGCTAAACCATGACCGAATTGGAACAATGGGAAAAAGAGAACGAAGCCTTCCTGATCAAAATCGGTCAGGTAAAGCCAGTGGCAGCAAAGCCAGTAACTAAGAAAGAAGAGGAATAACCAAATGGCAGTTTATCTATCAAATGGCGTGAGTGTAACTGTGGATTCGGTTGATCTCTCAAGCCTAGTAAGCTCAGTAACAATTAACCGCGCATTCGATGAATTGGATGTCACAGCTATGGGCGATTCTGGGGCGCGAGCTGTAAAGGGATTGGAACGCTCAAGCGTGAGCATCGAGTTCTTCAATGATCCAGACACAAACAAGACACTGCAGAAGTTGAACTCAACATGGGGAACATCTGTAACTGTAGTAATCAAGCAGACAACAGCAGCAGTCGGGCCAACAAACCCTTCTTACACAATGTCATGCTTGATCAACAACATCACACCAATTAACGGAGCAGTTGGAGACATTTCAACTCAGTCAGTTACTTGGAATGTCAACGGCACAATCGCAGTAGCATCTTCATAAGAAACTAGAAAAGGGGCAAACTCATGGCAAAACTAAAGATCATTCGTACAGATGGAAGCGTTATCGAGGGCGAAATCACACCTGCTGTAGAATACTTTTTCGAACAGCAGACAAAGATGGGATTCCATAAGGCGTTTAGAGACGAAGAAAAGCAGTCACATGTCTATCTTTTGGCTCATGAGATTGTCCGCAGGTCAGGTGAAACTGTTAAGCCTTTCGGGATGGAGTTTATTGAGACACTTAAGAGTGTCGAGGTTCTAGACTCCGACCCTTTAGCTTAAAGCGCGATCTTCCATTCACCTACTTAATCGCTCGCTTGAGCATTAGGTTGGGGATTGCGCCACAGCAATTATTAGAGTTAGACAAAGTTATGCTCGATGCTTTAGTGCAGGGGCTCAAGGACGAAGCGAAAGAGGTCAGCGATGCAAATCGAGTTACGCGGAAACGCTGACTTGCGTAAAGCATTGCGCCGCTTTGCCCCAGACTTAGAAAAGTCACTCAAGATCGAGATGAAGCGTGGACTGGCTCCAGTTGCGAAAGCAGCTAGGGGCTTTGTTCCATCTACATCACCTTTGAGCGGCTGGGCTGGTCGGTCTTTTAGTGAGGGAACATTCCCGATCTATAACGCTTCTACCATCAAAGCCAAAATTGGATACACCACATCTGCATCAAAGCCAAATCCTAAGGGATTTAGTTCCATGGCTCGCGTGTTTAACAACTCACGCGCAGGTGCAATTTATGAGTCAGCAGGTCGCACCAATCCACAAGGTCAGCCTTGGGTGGGCGCAAAAGGTGCAGCAGGTAAAAGATACTCGCACTCCAATAACCCTAAAGCAGGTGAGCAGTTTATCAATGCCATGCCACCTCTTCAGGGCAGCTTAAAGGGTCGTGGTCGCTTAATCTTTAGAGCATGGGCTCAAGATAAGGGCAGAGCAGAAGGCATCGTTAATAAGGCAATCAGCACAGCCGAGATGGAATTGCTTAAGCGTTCCAAAACTAACGCATTGAGGAGCGCAGCGTGAACTTTTTAGAAACCATTAACATTGCATCCAAGTTCGATGCTAAAGGGTTTAAGGAAGCCGAGACTGCCCTTGGGAAGCTAAACGGCACAGCAAAGAAACTTGCCAGTTCATTTGGGTTGGCTTTTGGTGCTGCTGCTATAACTCAATACGGCAAGGCAGCAGTCAAGGCTTTTGCAGAAGATGAAGCAGCCGCACTTCGCCTCAAGCGTGCTGTTGATAACCTAGGCATTGGGTTTGCTAACCCTGCCATTGCTGATTACATTGCCAACTTAGAGCGTTCAGCTGCAGTTGCAGATGACATTCTTCGTCCAGCCTTTCAGGGTCTATTGACCACTACTGGCTCATTAACTAAATCACAAGAATTACTCAATAACGCAATCACAATTAGTCGCGCATCTGGAGTGGATTTAGCAACAGTTACCGAGGATCTTGGCAAAGGCTACATTGGAATCACAAAAGGATTAGTTAAATACAACACTGGCTTAACAACCGCAGAGTTAAAATCTAAGTCATTTAACGAGATTCTCGGCACGATCCTAAAGCGTTCGGCAGGGGCAGCTGAGGACTACTTAGATACTACAGCTTATAAGTTCGATGTTTTAAGTCTTGCTTCTTCTAATGCTTCAGAGATTATTGGTGGCAGCCTTGTTGATGCCTTCGCCCTCGTTGGTGGTGGAACGGATGCTCAAGATGCCGCTTACGCTATCGAGACGATTGCTACAGCATTAAGCAAGGTAGTAGTCCAATCAGGTCGCACCATTGGCGTTATCCCAACTCTAATCAAAAACCTTAAAAACCTTCCTAAGAACATTTTTGCTGGCTTTGCTGGCAAGCAGATCGGGATGAACATTAACATCCCTGATAAGAAGGAAGAAGCAAAACTTACGCTGACTGAGAAAAAGCAGCAAGAACTATTAGCAAAACTTGAGAAAGAATCAGCCAAGCGCGAAAAAGAAAGACTTGCTCTCCTTAATAAGCAAAACGCTGCTAAAAGACTTCAAGGCATCATTGATAAAGCTAACCTTGCACTTGGCAAAAGTAATGACATCTTTGATCTTGACAAGATTCAGGTAGCAGCCGCCTTAAAGAATCAAACAGAACAGTTAAATAAGGCAACCACCTCTGCTCAGCTTTTGCAGATTACTAACGATACTGCTCGCCTAAATGTCAAGCGTTCAATCAATGAGCTAGAAGATGCAATTGCGTCTAAGGATGAAAAAGCAATCATTGCTGCTACGGCTAAATTGAATGAGGATACAAAAATCCTTGGCACTTTGATGAAGCAAGAACTTAAGATGCAAGACATCAAATCAATTCTTGAAAGTCTTAAGCCTAAAGATCTTATCAATCTAGGCAACCTTGATGCTGCTATTGCCAAGATGATTGAACTCAACAAACTCCAAGGTAGCAAGACTGGAACCACTCCACCAGCAGCAGGAACTGATAACGCTTCTGTCTATACGATTCCCAAGGGAACTACAGATTTCACTAAAAGCAACCCAGACATTGTTAAGTTAGTAGATAAAACTGTAGAGTTTGCATCCAAGAGCGTACAGGATTCCTTTTATAATGCTATGAACGCATACGCAGATTTACCAAGTGCGGTAAGAGGTGCTAATTACCAAGCACGAGCTGAGAAGGAGTACGCTGCATTCCTTAATAAGATCAACTTAGAAGGCATTGCTGGTCAATCTTTGACAGGTGGAATGGCTCAAGGGTTGTCATTATCTAATGCATTGTCAGGTGCTCGCTATGCAGCTCAAGGTGCGGCTAGTTATGGCTCTGGCGCAACCATTGTAAATAACTTTGGAGTTGTTGGAGATCCTAATTCCGCAGCTGAACTCATAAATAATCTTATCCGTGAAGCTCAAGACAGAGGAACACTGACAGCCCTATGACATGGACTCCACAGTGGCGAATAACAGTAGGTGATGATGTCTATACGACTGTCACCTCTGTTTCCTATGCCTCTGGTCGCTTAGACATTGATCGTCAGGCTACTGCTGGCTACTGCCAAGTAGAGATCATCAATACAGACAACTCACCTTTTACCATCAATGTCACAGAGCCAATTACTTTAGAGCTTAAAAACTCATCTGGCACTTATGTCACTGTATTTGGCGGCGAGGTTTCCGACTTCTCCATTGGAGTGCGTAGCCCTGAAGAGTCTGGTTACATCACCACAGGCAAGATCCTAGGCATTGGCTCATTGGCTAAACTTACCAAGGCTGTCTATAACACAGCCCTTGCAGAAGGCTTAGATGGCGCACAGATCGCAGAGATTCTAGGACAAGCCCTTAACCTTACTTGGGAGCAGGTAACACCTACAACCACTTGGGATACCTATCCAGCCGATGTCACTTGGGCTAATGCAGAGTCAAGCATTGGCACAGTCGATACTGGCTTCTACACCATGATCGCCCTTGCAGCTAATGCATCTGCCAAGTCTCAGACCTTGGTGGATCAGATTGCTGCTTCTGCCCTTGGTCAAATCTATGAGGAAAAGGATGGAGATGTTTCCTATGACGATGCAGATCACAGATCTAACTACCTCGCAGCAAACGGCTTTACTAACCTTGATGGGGCGTATGCAACTCCCTCATCTATCCAGTCACAAACTCAGATTGCTCGCATCCGTAATAGCCTCATCTACCGCTACGGCACAGGATACGCCAGCACCTACAGCACCTCTGACACAGACTCTATAGCCTCTTACGGGCTCTTTGAGCGTTCGGTTGACTCTAACATCAAGAACCTTGCAGACATCACTGACATCGCCTCTAGAGAGCTTAATCTACGAAAGAACCCACGCGGGTCATTGGGTGCGATTACCTTCCGCCTAGACAATCCCGACATGCCAAGCACGATGCTTGACAACCTCATCAATGTCTTTTTCGGTCAGCCTGTCCTTATACTGAACCTACCTAGCAATCTGCTCGGTGGTCAGTTCGATGGCTTTGTGGAGAATGTCGCCCTTCGTGCTACACCTACATTCGTGGACATAACCCTCTACATCTCAGCGACAGACTTCTCACTATCAACAACCCAATGGGAAACAGTATTGCCAGCCTCACTTATCTGGACTGGCGTAAATGGTACACTTACTTGGACTAACGCGACTGGAGCACTAACATAATGGCAACTACCACCACGAATTACGGCTTTGACATTCCAACGAGCTCAGACCTCGTTAAGAACGGTGCTACGGCTATTGCTACGCTTGGTCAAGACATTGACACACAGTTCGCTGGTCTTACAGTCAATGCACAGACTGGCACTACATACACAGCAGTCAAGGCAGATGGTCTTAACGCTATTGTTACGATGGACAACGCATCCGCTAACACTTTCCGCATCCCAACAGATGCGACTTATAACTTTCCTGTCGGTACTACCTTGCTGGTTTATCAGAAGGGCGCAGGTGTAACTACCATTAACGCTGTCACTTCTGGCACTACTACCATTGTGAGCGCAGGCGCAGTCCTAGCAGCTCCAGTCCTTGCTCGTTATAAGTCAGCAGCTTGCATCAAGATCGCTGCTAACTCTTGGATCGTTGTCGGTGCAGTTGCCTAATGCT